CAAAGAAAGACCACGGTTGGTTTTATTATGTTTGGAACTGGAAAACTTATGTGTTCTATGCATTATTAATTGTTGGTTCAATACTTGCATTTATAGACCAAGGTATAACAGGTGCTCTTTCTGTTATAGGTATATTGTATGGACTTAAATTGTTAGGTAAGTTTTTATAATGGAAATACAACTTATAGATAAATTAGGTAGTGACCTGTCAGTAGTAAATGCTGCTAGAGTATCATTTGCCAAAAGAAAAGATGAACTAGATGAAAAAGATGATAAGTTAATTAAGTATTTGGCATTTCACGGACATTGGTCACCATTTGCTCACGCTTTTCTATCATTTAGAATTAAAGCACCTATCTTTGTTGCAAGACAATTAGTTAAACATCAAGTAGGTTTAAGTTGGAACGAAGTGAGTAGAAGATATGTAGATGATAAACCAGAATTCTATATACCTTTTATGTGGAGAAAGAGACCACCTGAAAATATTAAACAAGGTTCAAGTAAAGAAGAGATTGAATTTGATATTATGGAGTTAATAGATACGTGTAAAGGAACTTATAATTATATGTTAGAGGAAGGTATTGCACCTGAAATGGCACGTATGGTATTACCTCAATGTATGATGACAGAATGGATATGGTCAGGTAGTGTATATGCCTTTAGTAGAGTATGTAATCAAAGAAATAAGAGTAATGCTCAAGAAGAAACAAGAATGGTTACCTATCCACTATCAAAACACATAAAAGACCACTTCCCTATTTGCTACAAGTATTTGCTTGACAAATAGCAGTTATTGGTGTATAATGAGAGATTATGAATATATTTTACCTAGATAAAGACGTTAATAAATCAGCAGAATATCACAACGATAAGCATTGTGTTAAAATGATACTAGAGTATGCTCAATTACTATGTACTGCTCATTGGGAATTAGATGTATCAAATACAGTAATGAATAACCCTTTAGGGTTGTATAGACCTACACATAAAAATCATCCAAGTGCTATATGGGTTAGAAAATCAAAAGCGAACTATGAATACTTGTATAGATTATTTAATGCTCTATGTAATGAGTACACACATAGATATGGCAAGACACATTTAACATATAAAAAATTACATAACGTTTTAGCCACACCACCACAAAATATACCAGATAAAGAATTTACAGAACCAACACCTGCTATGCCAAAAGATGTTAGGAATAGTGATAGTCTAAAAGCGTATAGAGATTATTATAAGAAATACAAATCACACCTTGCAGTATGGACTAAAAGAGATACGCCTAGTTGGTATTAATATGGCATATGGTGGTTTTGATGTATATAAAATATATCTAGGTGTTAAGTTGCATTTTACAACAGACACCTACGACTATTATAAATATAGTGGAAAGGTAAATGCAACATTGGATTCATTTACTAAACGAAAAGATAGATACTTCTTCTACAAGTTATCTACAAGATATAGTCCAAGTGAAGTGCTTGAATTCTTTGTAAGTAATTTTGTTGACGATAGTAAGAAATGGATTGGTAACTTATTAAATGACGACGGACACAAAACCTACCTCAATTACAGAAAATATTTTGAGTCTTTTGACTACAGTTTACGAAACAGTATTAATAGTATTGTTTATGACTTTAGCAGGAGGGGCATTTCTTTTGATGATGGTTTTTGCGTGGTTAATGGGCAACATCCAAGAATGCTACGCTTACTTATTCAAAGGAGAGTTAATTTCCCAACCGCCATCATACTTGACTCGGTTCTTAATTTTATTAAAAACTGGGATAAACAAATTACGGAAAAAGTTGTGTGGCCTGATATGTCCAGAAAACTCAAAAAAATGAAACCATTTATATCATTTAATAGAACTAAAGCAAAATTAATAATGAAGGAGATTATAACTAGTGAACTCAAATCTTAAAAAGAAAATAAACGGCACGTGGACTATACAAGAAATATTAGAAGCAATGGAGGTAATATTAAATGGAAGAGTTAGATAGAAGTTACGAAGTCATAGACAATTTCTTAAATCCAAAAGTCTTTGACTCTATGCAGAAAAAGATAATGAATAACTATTTCCCTTGGTTTCATTATGACACAATAGTGAGAGAAGGTGAAGATAAAAAAGATTTAACATTTTATTCAATGCATATGTTATATGATAATGACAGACCAACATTTCAGAATTCTTTTGAATTAATGGATCCAGTCTTGGGTGAGTTAATGAAACTTGATGACCCTAGATTTCGTATGAATACTTTAATAAGAGTAAAAATTAATAACTATCCAAATCAAGGTACATTTAGAGAACATACTAAGCATACAGATTGGCCGAGTAAGGGTGGTTTAAACCGTAAGGCGTGTTTATTTGCTATAAACACTTGCGATGGATATACCAAGATAGATGATGGAAAAGATTCAGTTAAAATTGATAGTAAAGAAAATAGAGCAATATTATTTGATCCAAGTATTCCACATTGCAGTACAAATACAACAAATGATACAAGGAGAGTTAATATAAACTTTAACTATTTTTAATGGAACATATAGTAATAGACAATTTTTTAGATAAGAAAGATTTTGAAGACATACAATCAAAGGTAATGGGTAGATACTTTCCTTGGTTTTATTATGATACAATAGTAAAAGAATCCGAAAGAGGTCAAATAGGTAATCAATTTTTTAATATGCATATGTTATATGATAATGATAGACCAACATTTAATACATCTTTTGAATTAATGGATCCAATTTTGAATAAATTATTTCAACGTGATGATGATTTTAAGTTGAGAACTTTAGTAAGAGTAAAAATAAATTCATATCCAAATCAAAATAAATTTATTGAACATAGTATGCACCAAGATTTTCCACCTAGTAAACTACCATATAAGACGTGTCTATTCTGTTTAAACACTTGCGATGGATATACAAAACTTGAAGACGGTACTAAAATTGATAGTATTGCTAATAGAGCAATCTTTTTTGATCCAACTTTTGAACATTGTAGTACAAACACAACAGACCAACCACGGAGAGTTAATATAAACTTTAACTATTTTTAATATGATAATGACAGATAAAGACGCTGACGATTATTATAAAATGATAAAAGAACTAGAAGAAAGAAGAAAGTCTGCTAGAGTATTCTGTATTGGTAATGGTGAAAGTAGAATTGGTATAGATTTAAATAAGTATAAACAATTTGGTAAGATATATGGTTGCAATGCCATTTATAGAGATTATCCGAACTTATGTGATGTGTTAACTGGTGTAGACCACGGTATAGTCCACGAAATGTACCACGCTGGTATGGCACAAAAGATACCTTGTTATTTTAGAAATTGGACTAAAGTGCCTGCTCAATCATATGACGCAGTTATGGAAAGTGGAGTACCTAAAGAAGATTTAGAACTAGCAAAGAAACTTGGTGGCATAGTCAGTAATGAACGTGGCGATAGTAAAGAATATGTTTTACACGGTGCTAATTTAAAAGGTGTAGTGAGTATATTAAAAAAAGATGGTGCAGTTACTAAACAAAATGTCCTTAATTCAACAGTTAAAGTCAGTTGGATAAAAGAACCAGATTACTCACACTCAATAGACGATATAAGCGACCCTAGAGACCACGGTTGGGCTTGTGGTCCTTCTTCTGGTTTAGTTGCAGTTAAAAGAGAGAAACCTTGTGAAGTGTATATAATAGGACACGATTTATATAGCCATAATGATAAGATTAACAATATATACAAGAGTACCAAGCATTATACAGCCAAAGATAACAGTCCAACACCAGCTATTAACTGGATTAATCAATGGAAGATGTTAGCGGAATGGTATCCAGACATACATTTCTATAAAGTCAATAGATATAATGATGGTAGAGATAAGGTAAATGGAAAGATTGAAGAGTGGAAAAATCTATCAAATATTAAGTACATAGATTATACCACACTTGACAATATGCTCAAATAATGTTATTATGAACATAATGAGTGTATAAATAATAATGAACCCGATAATATAGGGTACACAAATACAACGAATATGTTAATACAAGGAGATAATACATATGGATTTTGAAACATTAAAATCATCATCAAGTAACTTTGATAAGATTACAAAGGCACTTGAAAAGAACCTCGGTCCCGAGGATCAAGCAAACAAAAACAAGTATCAAGACGATAGACTTTGGAAACCAGAGTTAGATAAAACTGGTAACGGTTATGCTGTTATTAGAT